GCTGCTCTTGTTGTTGTTTCTAAACTCCATGGATTTGCTGTGTTAGTTACAGAAAATGTTGTACCACTGGTAGCAATATCTGCTGACGGAGTTACATTTGTACCTGACCATGTATTTACCGCAGCTCCAAAAACTTGGACCTGTTCTGTCTCCACTATAGTCTGAGTTGTAGTAGTCGTACTGTTCATCGAGCCTGTAGTAAACTGAGGCGTGACAGTATTTGCTCTAGCTATGCCGGGTGATAACAACGCTAAGAGTATGAGTAATTTTTTCATACTTTTGGTTTGTCTTTTTTTACCATTGGGCAGTTTGGTGGTGTTTTACTATTGCCGTTTTTTCCAGTCGTTAAACCGAATGTGGCTAGTGCGCCAGTAAATACGCTGGCTACAAAAGTTATATCTGAGTTACCAGATTTTTTAACCATAGGAATGTCAACATAGTTCATAGTAATAATAAAGCCAGACCAGACAACTACGCCTAATCTAACTACTGTTCCCAGAAATTCTATTTGATGTTCTTTGTCTTCGGCTATATCTTTTACTTTTCCTAAGAATCCTTTTTCCTTGACTGGCTTATCTTCTTCCATGTTGTTTTAAGTATTGGTTTCATAGCAGTAACAACATATTTAAAAGCTGCTGTAGCTGTAAGTGTTGCTGCTACCGACACAACCGCAGTTGTGGTAGCCGTTACTAAGATTTCAGTCTCAGGTACCGGCATTTGTTTGTCTGTAAACGGTATGTCTATTTGCCTCATTCCGGGTGCTTCCGGCTCTTTTTTTTCAGATGCAGTACCTTCAGGCTCCTCTTCTGTTTGTAAATCGCTAGGAGGTACAACCATAGGAGTGTAAGAAGGTACGTCTGCTGTAGGTAGAGGTATAGATATTGTTTTGAGTGGTATTGGGTCAGGTAATATTATGGTGGGTACTTCCATTATAAGATTAATTTAAAATAATGTTTGTTAACCATGTATTAATAGTGTACCTATTCCCAATAGGTGCATCTACAAAATGTGGGTACATAAAATATACAGGAAAAACTATGGCTTCTCCACGTTTTAAAGTTGTTGAAAAATCTTGATATGGAAAATGAAACTGTCCTTTTTCGTAATCACTATTAAGACCTAAAATAATAGATACATTTCTACGATCTACACCTAAGTTATCTATATGTTCTTTAGTATTACCTGTTATTTTTCTAAGCTGTAAAGGTAGTACACCAGTTTCACGAAAACGATCATACTTGTCTGCATATAAACTTACCACTTGTTTAATACTTTTATGAACAAGATCATTTAATTCTGTACGTTGTTGTAATATAATTTCTTTACCAAGAACATTTTGACCATAGCTGTGTGTAAGATCAACAGCATCATCTAGGTTATTTTCTAAATAATTAATTAATAAATCACAAGTTTCAGAATTTATAACATTTTTAAATTTTTCTATACCTGTTTTCATTTTCTATATAAGTCATGTTTAATACAAAACGAAGCTTTGCATCAGTAGCCCATACGCCTGCATGCATTGTTGAAGTAGGAAATTTAAGTAATCTATTTTTTTCAGATTTAATTAATGTATCAGTATCTTGAACTATAGTTCCACCATTGTTGCTATTTAAGTATAAAATACAAGTTTTATAATTTTTAGAATTAGGAAATACAAAATCAACATGATAACCACCAACGTGTTGTGTAGGCTGACCAGTAGTACAGTTAGCTCTTAATTGCACCCAACTTTCAACATTCAACAAGTTTTTAAGGTTTTTAAAAACATCTAAATTACTTAACCAAAAATCTGATTCATAATTTTCGTTTTGTGTTTTTAAATATATTAATGCTTGAAATTGTATTTCTGCAAAATTTGTATTCTTTTTTAATTTTTGCCCAAACAATGAAATACTACCATCTGCTTCTTCTTCGTTTGCAGTATAATCAAATGGTTTATACATAGCATTTTTCATACATGAAGATGCAAATGGATAGAAAATGTTGTTTGGTAAAAAATTATCAATAACTTCAATGTTCATAAATTAACTAGGTTCTGTTGGAAAAGTAACTGATGACATATCTAAGTCACCTTTAGAATCAACTTTTGGCGTTGCACTAGCTGGTAAATCTCTTAATGCTTGTCTATATGTTTTCCAAGAATCTGCAAGTGTCAAATCAGAACTAGCTCGCCAATCACAGGCTGCTAGTTTTGCATCTCTTTCCGCTCTAAGAAGTTTCATAGGTTCTGCATTAGTTAATCTTGTAACCTCTGCATCTATTTCAGCTTCAGTTGGTTTTGTATCAGAACTAAGCCATCTAAGATCAGAATAAACTTCTCCGTCTTTCCAACGCCATCCGCTTGTAGGTTTTAAAGAATCTAATGCTGCGTATTTGTCGTATTTCATTTAAGTGTCTCCTAATTTTGTAACAGTAAAACCTGTTCTTTGTGCTGCTGTTAAACCCATAAGAGTAATATTTTGATGAGGTTCTATTTCAAATCTCATTCTAAATGTACTTGCATTAGTAACATCAATCGTTACCTCACAACAGTTATGCCAGTTATACCATGCTCCACTATTTTGTATGCCTGCACCTTCTGCAATAGCTACATGTGACCAATTACTACCACTATCAGTTGAAAGTCCAACAAACATAGCAATCCATTGAGAGTCTTGGTTATTTGAACGACCACCAAGAGTATACCTAACATTGTATATTCCAGTTGAAGGGAAAGTAAATACACCACTAGATTCAGTCATTCCTGTACCTATCTTGTCAAAATTATTATCATTTCTTTCCCAATAATTATCAAGTATAAGGTTAGCATTACCCCAGTTATAACCTTGATGTGCAGACATTGTTTCGCCATTTGTAAGTCTCCATTGATCATGTTCTGCTATACCTTCTGGTTTGTTTACAAATGACAATGCTGAACCATTGGTTTCTAAAATTTTACCTGAGTTACCAGATTGACTTGGTATAGGGTCTGCTACACCTTTTGCCATGTAGTTCCAGCTTGCGTGTGCTGAACCACCACTCGAAGGTGCATTACCTGTTGAGTTTGCTACGCATATATACGTAGATGTTATTCCAGTGTCTGTGTACTCAACTAAATCGTCAACTGTATAAGCTGTTCCGTTGTTGTAAGTACCTCGCCAGACCTGTTTGATTTTTCCTAAATCAATAGTTGCCATTTTAAATTGTTGCGATTAGTTTACCGTTTGCATTTACAGAAAATGTAAATCCTGTAGCTGCGAAAATAACATCATCAAACGCATCAAACGCTGCACTTGCAATATTATCTGCACCACCGTTTGTAGTAGTGACTATTAAGTTTCCGCTTGAGTTGGTATTAAAACCATACACTTCTGGAGAGGAAGCTTGTGCCCACCTCATACCGCCTGCATCTCCAGCTTGTGCTGATAAGAAGTAACCGTTTTGTGGTGCGTTACTAACGTGTAATTTAGATTCGTTTACAGCTTCGTTTGCAAGTTTAGCTGTAGTTATACCTAAATCGGCTGTAGCTCCTACTATTTCAAATATACCACCCATAGAACCATGAGCTGTACATTGGTAGTACAAGCGATCTGGAGCTGAATGTGGTACTTCAAATATTATTGTAGATCCACCAGCTCCTCCGTTATTTGTGACTCCTGTGTTGTACTCTGTACCAGCCGAGCCATTGACTGTTGTTTGTATACGAAACGGGTGTGCTCCACCACTATTACCGTTTACAAATCTATATGTTTTACCACGTACAAGATACAAGGTAGGGTCATTGACTGCACCAGTTAAACCTTCTCCTGTAAATGTATAGTGGCTACTACCATCTGCTCCTAGTGTATAGGTGCGATCTAGAGCATCGGCATGTAGTTTAGCGGCTGTAATTTGAGCATCTGCCAGATCAACTGTATTTATCTGACCATCTTTTATACCGCCGGTGCTTACTTGTGTTAATGCCATTATGGTTTAGGATATTTGTCTTTGATTGCTTTAATAGTAGCTTTCCAAGCATCTATACCATTATGGTATATGTCATCTAACTGATCGACCACGTTAGGGTATTCGGCTCTTCTTTGAGATTTGTAACTATTATTTTCTAAATCCCAAGTTGCCTGTAAAGCTGCTAATCCGTCAGTACATTCTTTTTCTGTTGGCTTTATACTGCCGTCATTAATTATAAGATTTTCATAAGTTTTGTTTTTATAATCAGTAAAACCAAACCATGTACCGTCTTTAACAGTTGAAAGATAATTTTCTATGTTATCGGGTCTTCCCATTTTATGTATCTCCTAATTTCAAAAATATGGCAGAATTATAATTTGTGGTACTACCAACTTCCCAAGTCATAGGATCTGCACTATAATTTGATAGTTTAGCTTTGACATTAGATATATCTGTTACATCTATAATTGCTTGAGTTGACCCCCAACCGTAGTTCCAAAAATGTGGAGCTCCAAAATTAACGTAATTTATTGAAATTTGAGAATAAGAACTATTATTGCCAGTTGCATATATGCCATGAGCAAACAAAGAAACATTACTATTAGCACCACCATATCCATATCCTTGCCATTGAATATAATATATACCTGTTGAAGGAAACGTCCAGACACCACCACTTTGTGACATTCCACTAGAACCAATATTACCGGCTAGAGCAGTATCGTCTCTCTCCCAAGTCGTAGGATATACAGTATTACCACCACTAGTTGAATATGCAGTAGGAACTCTCCAAATTTCTGCCATTGATATTCCACCAGAAGGTTGAGCTACAAATGAAAGAGCACCAGATCCATCTGTTTTGATAACTTGATTAGCTGAACCATCTGATGTAGGAAAAGTTAAGCTGTTAATTGTTGTTGCATTGATAGCACACTTACCGCTGCTATCTAATGTTATAGCGTCTCCTGACGCACTGTTTGATCGTACTTGATCGACTAAAATTCTGCTCATGCTGCTACCTCTTGTACTGTTATGTAACTCGCTAATCTTTCGTGCCAACGACCAGAACTATCGTTATGACTTCTACTGAGATAGAAATTTACATTGGCATGCAGAGTACAAACAGAACTAACTTTATATTTTATTGTTGTACCGGCTGCTTGATTTGGAGAATCTAAAAAAGGAGGAATACTATTACTACTCGGTGTTGAGTCGTTGTTACTACCATCAATACCTTGATTCATTTGTCTAGTAGCTTGTCTTTGTCCTGAGCTGCCTGCTGGTCCAACTGCAATTTCAGTATTGCTACCTCCTATTTCTCTTCTTAAAATAAAAAATACATCATTGTCGGCTACGTTAGCTTCACCACCAATTAATGCAGATACAAGAAATCTAGAATTTAAAGCAGTTGATGTAATATTTACAAAAAAGTCAGTAAGGTCATATACTTGGTTTTCAGTAGACATTGAAGTTGTAGTTACTGATGTTATAAGAGTTTGTTTAACTTGAAGAATTTGACCACCTTGATCTGTAGCCCATCCAAGATTACCAGAACCATCTGTTTTTAAAAGTTGGTTTGCACTACCATCAGCATTAGGTAACTTAAAAGCTACGTCACTAGATGTAGGTGCGGATGTAGGTGGGTTAAGCGATACGCTGTTACCACCCGAATGTTTTAATTTTATGCTCATAATTAATCCGAATAAGTAACAAGTCGAAGTTCGCCAGAATCAAAAGTTCCAGCTATCGGTAAAACTCTTATAATATCTAATGCTCCTGATAAAGTTCTATAACCCTTTACGTAGAAAGTATAATTTGTTGTGGAATATTCTGTTATAATTGCGTCACAATACCATTTTGAACCTGTTTGATCGTGTACATTAACAAAACGAAAAATTCCATTATTAGAATAATTTGAATCTGCTAATCCTTTAGTAAAAAATCCTCCAGAATTAGCGTCAGCAATATTGCTATTGGATAATAAATAACCACATTGAACTCTATATCCACTTGAATCAACGCTACCACCTGTGCCTATTTTTATACCCCAGTTTGTACTATTAGAACAAGATACAGCATTAAGCATAATATCAAATCTTTTTATCGTTCCAAAACCTGTAAAATCAACATTAGATTGATTTGACAATGTAATTGCACTTCCTACTGTTCTTGTGCTTGTTCCTAAACCGCTTGATTTAGCTGTAGTAACCGCACTATTTGCGATCATATCGGTATCTACTATACCGTCGGGTAAACCACCAACAGAAATTCCTGTGATAGTACCATTACCATTAATTTGTATTGCCATAATTATACTATTGTGTAAACACTACCACTAGGTATTGTCAATGTAACGCCGTTT